ATGAGCGGAACCTCAGGTTCCTCGTCTGATGCCGCTCTTGCAACACGTTACGCTGCCGAGTATTTTTGTAAAACATGGACTGCTCCAGGCCTGAACCAGGCAGAAGGATACAAAGCCATCTCAGATCTGTCGCATCACTATTTTCGTGCAGAAGGCTCTAGCCCTCCCCAATCTTTTTTGTGACACCCTGTTTCACTGAACATGAAGACACTCACCTTGTCCCTGATATTCATTAGCATCATCCTGATTATTTAACTTCTCTATTTAGGGAAGCCCGTCTGATACAAAGCTTCTATTCCTCGTTAAATATTCTCCATTCTGGCGCCAAGCCCTATCTATAGCTGATTGAAAACAACTCTAAAAACGTAATAATATCAAATAGTTTATTCCTACAGCCGATCATTTTGAGTAAAATATTGACGAGAATTTCACAAAAGGTAGATTTCATGTAAACGGATAAATAAGACTATCCAATAAAGCTCTTATAAGGTTATCTATATGATAAATAGCATTAATTCTTTTTTTCCGGCCTTCCTCGCAGTATATCAAGTGCTATACGCAGCAGTACCTTCACTGTCTCGCAGCACAAAAGCACACCTAACACGGTAAAAACCAGCTCACCTTTTTCTCCCAGCAACAGTCCTGCCAGTGCAACAACTATTTTTAAGGTAAAAAATTCTTATACAGAATCAGGACTTCAACGTCCCACATCTTATACTCAGTCAAGTATAGAAAAAAACGCTTTACATCGGCCTCTACCTGATGTAGCTCAGCGTCTGGTGCAGCATCTTGCAGAGCATGGCATTCAACCAGCCCGGAGTATGGCTGAACATATTCCTCCGGCACCTAACTGGCCTGCGCCACCACCGCCAGTACAAAATGAACAATCAAGACCTCTGCCTGATGTGGCTCAGCGTCTGATGCAGCATCTTGCAGAGCATGGCATTCAACCAGCCCGGAATATGGCTGAACATATTCCTCCGGCACCTAACTGGCCTGCGCCAACGCCGCCAGTACAAAATGAACAATCAAGACCTTTGCCTGATGTGGCTCAGCGTCTGATGCAGCATCTTGCAGAGCATGGCATTCAACCAGCCCGGAATATGGCTGAACATATTCCTCCGGCACCTAACTGGCCTGCGCCAACGCCGCCAGTACAAAATGAACAATCAAGACCTTTGCCTGATGTGGCTCAGCGTCTGATGCAGCATCTTGCAGAGCATGGCATTAATACATCTAAGCGCTCGTGATTATAATATAATTACCTATATTAGCTCTGACCTGACAGTTACCGGTTATTTATACAGGTATCTGTCAGATTACATCTAACCAACAAAAAACCGGAGCCGGACTCCGGTTTTGTGAAGCTGTCGGCTATTTCATTCCGCCAATATTTTCCCACCTCCCGTCAGCACGCAGAATTTGCAGCGGTCTTACCACACACTGTATCTGCTTTTTATCCGCATCCAGTATCACCACCTGCGTGATTACCCCGTCCTGCTCCGGGATAATACCATTCTCATCTGACTCCAGGATGTCTGCCGGCCCCAGTCGCAGCTGTGCTGTAAGTAACTCCCCGTGTTCACGGTCATCATGCTTTCCGCAACCGCACAGACGCTGCATAAGTTTTTTTAGTATATTCATGTCATTCTCCTGTTCTGCCTGTATCACTGCCCACTTCATCCAGTCCCTTAACATCCTGCCACGGCCCGTCACCAAACCTGACCTGCAAATGCCGAAAAAAACCCTGAACCCGTGTGGCATCTTTGGGGTCAAGAAAGGTCAGTCCGGTGATGAGCGCACCATCTGTACCCGGGAACCAGCCATTGCTGTTTGTCTCAATAATGCTCGCCGGCCCCAGACGAAAACGGATTTGTGTCTCCCCCGGGTCGCCCTTCGGTCCCTGAGGTCCGGTTGCCCCCACCGGGCCAGCCGCACCTGTTTCTCCTTTCGGTCCCTGTGGGCCTGCCGGGCCTGCCGGGCCTGCCGCACCGGTATCTCCCTTTGGACCCTGTGGACCTGCATTTCCCGTCAGACCGGTCTCTCCCCGCTCTCCCCTGTCGCCTTTCGGCCCCTGCGGGCCTGCCGGACCAGCATCACCTGCCGGTCCCCGTTCACCGGTTGCCCCGACAGGACCGGTGTCGCCACGCTCTCCTTTATCTCCCTTCGGCCCCTGAGGACCCGCGGGCCCCGGTTCTCCCTTTGGCCCGGGTGGCCCCACCACTGTGGGGATTCGGTTTACGGCTTCTTCCGCCGCTATCCTGCTTTGTTCCGCTGACTGTGCGCTTTCTGCTGACTCCCGGGCTTTTTCTGTTGCGGTCGTTGCATCCCTGGCTGCATTACCGGCTGCACTTTCTGCCGTCTTTCTTGACAATTCAGCTTCTGCTGCACTTTGTGATGACTCACTGGCTTTTTGAGCGGCCGCAGAAGCCGAGGACGAGGACGCCTCCTCTGACTGCTTTGCAGCGGCTGCACTTTCTGCCGCCTGCCGGGCTGACTCCGATGCATCCCCTGCTGAAGTGTCAGCATTTGCCGCGCTCTCTTCTGCCTGACTGGCTGATATGCCGGCATTCCTCGCGGACGTCTCCGCCTCTCCGGCATTCTTCTTCGCCTCCTCAGCGTGACGCGCCGCTTCTTCCACCATCAGTTCAAAACGGCGCAGTGCCTCCGGCCGGACGTCATCCTCCGACATGGCACCGAGAAAATCATTCAGCGTCCCCGGTTGAGAATCTTCATACACGGTGATGGTCCCGGCATGTGACGGCGGGAATCCTTCCACCAACAGAATGACGCTGTACTGACCGTACTCAACGTCCATGCTGTAACGCCCGGCTTCATCCGGATTTTCAGAGGCCACCGTGTTCACCACCACCGTGGCGCTGTTACGTCTGGCTTTCAGTTGAATGGTGCAGTTCTCTACCGGTTTTCCTGTGCCGTCTTTCAGTACACCTGAAATCTTTACTGCCATATTCACCCCACAAAAAAGCCCGCCTGAACCGGCGGGCTGTCATAACACTGTGTTACCTGGCTAATCAGAATTTATAGCCGATACCCACGATGAAGCCGTCAGTGCGCCAGTCGCCACTGGCGGAACCTTCATAAGCAAGGTCAATAACCACCGTCTCTACGGGACTGAACTGAATCCCGGCATTCCAGGCCGGCGACAGATGACGCGCAGTATGGCCATCACTGGCGGTGGTGGTCTCCTTCACATACCCCGGTTTCACTTCATCACGCCGGTAATCCTGAACACTGTCAGACCAGCGGGTGTACGCCATCCCGGCCATGCCATAGAGACTGACCCGCTCACTGAGCTGCCAGACAGGGCCGGCCATCAGACTGACATAACGACCGCGCAGGCTTTCATAATGGAAGGTATTTTCACCCGTCTTCATCGTGTCACTTTTCTTCACCGATGCATAACTCAGCGCGACAATGCCGCCCAGGTGATCCGTGAACTCATAACGGTATTTCACATTAATCCCTTTTAAATCACCTGCACGCGCACCGGTACCGGACAATGCCGGTACGCCGCCCGGGTGAACCTGAGCATATCCCACGGAAAATGCACCGTGTCCGTTTTCAGCCTGTGCAGGAAAGGCAATTCCTGCCAGCAGGGTAGTAAACAATAATATCGTTGCGTATAAATGCCGCATGATTACCTCTTTGTTTTCAGTCAATAAAAAAGGCACCTCCTGAGGTGCCCGTCCGGGTTAATAAACCGTCAGCTGATACTGATCCCTGCCGTGGATTTTTTCATGACCACAACCAGTAAATCACTGATGTACGTTGTCGGCGTCCAGTTGTTCGCACCGGCCGACGACACATTAAACGTCAGGGTGACATGACCCCGCCCTGCCGGCATATCTATCACCGATGAGAACACCCGGCTGACATCCGTTGCCGGTTCATGGAAAATCTCAACCCCGTTCTTCAGCACCTGCAGCTTACAGGTGGAATACCAGTACGACTGCTGATTCGGGCTGTTGAAATTCTGGTGTTTCGTCCCGCGAAACAGCACCGGGGGAATGATAATCTGCCGGTCGAAGCCCTGGTCATCGTAAACTGTGACGGTTACCGTCCCGCTGGCATAACTGTTATTCCGGGGAAAGGCTTTCCCCACCGTCTTCACCAGGTCGCCTTCAATCTGGTTTGCAGACAGTTTCCCTCTGATGACACAGTTCTCGTTAATGGTGACATTATTGAGCGTGCCGGTATTCGCGGTAATTGCTCCGCTGATATCCGCGTTCCTGGCTGTCAGCTTCCCTTCCGGCGTCAGGGAAAACGTCGGGGGGTTGCCGGATGACGTGATACTCACCGCAAACAGTCGCTTCAGGAACACGTCGTTCATGAACAGCTGATTCCCCTGCGCCACAAATAACGGCGTGCTGTTGCCGCTCTCCGGATTTATCATCGCGATACGGTCAGCCAGCAGCAGTATGTTGCTCAGTGGCTGGCCATCAGTATCCTCAATCCCTGCACCAATCCCGGCCACATAGGGAATGCCGTCTTTCGTTTTTTGAACCTTCAGCATGTACAGCGCAGCCAGGTCATCATTTGTGTCCTTCTGCACGCGCTGTATCTGCTGAATGGTGGCGCTCTGGTCTTCCAGCGTTTTACTGACCGTCTGTGTGATTTCATTGCGGGTTTCGGTGATGGAGGTCTTCATCTCCGCCATCTCATCCGCAAGCTGGCTGTTGTCTATCAGCTCCCACAGCCCCTGAGCCAGATGCAGTTTTCCTATTTTTTCCCGAAACAGCCCCAGATACCCTTCTGCATCATTGCTGGCCCGGCCACTGGCTTCCACAAAAGCAGATTTCCCCACCAGGTTGACGCTGCGCACGTAAAACCAGAAATCCTTCCCGGGCTTAATGTGCGGGCCGGATACACTCCACTGACTGCCGGTCCCCAGATAACGGGCAGAGGTTTCCACCTGAGATGTGTCTGCGATTTTTGTCTCCGAAAACCAGAACTCAAACTGTACCGTCGGGTCATACACCGCAAGACGCGGGACCGCCGTTATCTGAAAATACCCCGGCGTCAGTTCAATGGTGGCGGGTTTTGCTGGCGCGTTAATCCGGAAGGTGGTGGTGGCCGGTTCGCCCTGCTGGCCATAACTGTTAATTGCCCTGACTGTCAGGGTGTATTCCCCGAGCGGCAGACCACTGGAACGATGCTCTGTATCCGCGGTGATGGCGGTGGTCACCAGACGGCTGCCTTCTCCGCTTCCGCTGGTCAGTCGCAGACTGAAGCGCACCCCCTTCACCACCCGCGGCGTGTCCCATTTCGCCTGTGCCAGATACTGGCCGTCAGCTGCGCTCACCTCCACCGTCAGGTGCTGCACTGCCGGAGGGATGACGCTGTTCAGGGTGCCTGACTGCGGCTCAAAGCGGGCACCGTTATCCACGATGGCTTCTTTTTCCGGTACGTGCTGCACCGCCGTGATGGCAAAGGTGCCGTCCGTGTTTTCCCGGATGGAGACACAGCGGAACAGGCGACGACGCAGTGACGGCAGGGAGAGTCCCCACACACCGTATGTCGCCACGCCATCCGGCAGGGTACTGACCTGTATCCGGTCCGGCGCGGGGTGTGCGGTGATGTCCACACTCACCGGCTTACCGCTGCCGTTAATCAGGTTCACCGTCGATGTACCTGTCTCCGGCAGTGTCACCTCACGGTCCAGCGTCAGGGTGCGGCTGGCGGCATCAATGGACAGGACACGTCCGCCGGTCATGGTCCCGGCATAGTCGTTATCACAGATTTCAATAATGTCACCGGGTGTGTGACGCAGCCCCTGTGACCCGAGCGTGAAATCCACCGTCTGCGTTTCCAGCAGTCCGGTCTTTATCACCCACAGCCCGGCACGGTGGGCCTGACCGCGACTGGTACAGCCGAACGCATCCATCTTCAGCAGGTTGCGCCCGTAGCGCAGTATGGCTTCCGGGTCTTCCACCAGTTCCGTGGAGGTCTGCCAGCCGTTCTGCGGGTCGGTGTAATTCACCTCCACCGCCGTGTGGCGGTCCTTCAGGGCGCTGAAGCTGTAGCGAAACCCCACGCCGTTATCATCCACCACCACATCGCTGTTGGTGTACGGCCACACCACATCCGACGGGCGGTCCTGAACGAACGTCAGCGTCTGACCGTTCCATACCGGCATACAGCGCATCGCCGAGCAGAAATCACTGAGAACGTCCCACGCCTTACGCTGTTGTGACAGGTACGCATTAAAGGTCATCCGCGGCTCTGTGCCCCCGAAACCATCCGGGACCGTCTGGTCGCAGTACTGCCCGATGGCATACAGCGCCCACTTGTCCACATCCGCCGCCCCCAGACGTTTTCCCATGCCGTAACGCGGGTGAGTCAGCATGTCCCACAGGCACCAGGCCGGGTTGTTGCTGTATGCCGGTTTCAGACTGCCGTCCCAGATACCACTGTACGTGCGTTTTTCCGGGTCATAGTTTGACGGCACCTGGATGATGCGACCGCGGATATGGTAGTTCACCGTCATCTGCTGGCCGCCGAACTGCTCCGCATCCACCTGCAACCCCACAATCGCCGTGTTCGGGTAGCACTGTTTCACATCGATGATTTCGGTGTATGACGACCACAGCGTCTTATTCTGCAGCTGGTCCGTGGTGCTGTCCGCCGTCTCCCTGACCATCCGGATGTTAAAGGGCCGGGGAGGCAGATTATCCAGAATCACCGAGGCCAGGAACTGTGAGGTGGTCTTGCCGTTAATGGTGACGTCCTTTTCTGTCACCCAGTTACCGTTACGCTGTAACTGAATCAGCAGGCGGACGGATGCCGGGTTACGGTCACCCTTTGAGGTGGTCTCCACCAGTGACTGCACCCCGAAGGTAACCCGCAGGCGGTCAATGTTCGCGGACGTAATGGTGCGCGTCACCGGTTTTGCCTTCGTCACTTCCACGCCCAGTCCGGTTTCAGCTCCGGAGGACTCAAAGCCTTCCGGTGGTGTCTGCTCCTGCTCCCCGGCACGCCAGACCGCGGTCACACCGTGTATCACGGGATTGCCGTCCGTGTCCGTCAGTGGGGTTTTGTTCACCAGAATACTCTGCAGTCCCTTCACCGGACCTTCTATCGGTCCCTCACCAATCGCATCAATCACGCTCATCATCTGCGTGGACTTAAGATTGTCCTTTGCCTCTACCGGCGTGTGCGCCTTGCCGCCACCTTTGCCCATTGTCTCACCCTTTACTGTGATAACTGTTACGCACAAAAACAACAGGCATCCCGGAGGATGCCTGTGTCATGACTGAATAAAAATTCTGAATATCTTCACATTTTCTGTACGCCCCCGTGGCAGATATCATTCCCGGGCGTTACAGTTTTTTCGGGCCAATAAAAACAAAACTCCCTGTGGTTAATCTTCATTTTCTGTTCCCGCAGCCTTCGGTCACTGCGGGATTTTTTCGCTTTTATGCCTGTCGCCCGATAACCACGACCTTTCCGCCCCCGCCTTCATCACGGGTACTGATGTCCTGGGATATACGGCGGGAGCCAACCAGCATTTCCCCGTAAGGCACCGGCATCGGGTTACCCTGGGCAATCATGTTGTCCAGTGACGAAAAATACGTGTTCTGTCTGCCGTTATCCGTTGCGCGGTAATCCGGTGTTTTTGCCTTCGGGGCCAGCATCTGGGCCACACCACCCAGTATCATGCTGGCTCCAAGTGAAAACAGCATCGTGGTGGCAGAAAAACCACCGGCTGCCAGGGCTGAACCCCATAACGCCATCGTTGCGCCGGCGGTGAAGAAAGAGCCCACGATGGCTGCCGCCCCCAGCACAATCTGCAGTCCACCCTTTCCGGCCCCGGCCAGTCGCGGCACAATGTGGATGACCGTTCCCTCACCCAGCTGTTCGTGAAGACGGGCGTACACCGCCTCCGGTGCCGTGTCATCACCGGCAATACGTATCTGGTACCAGCCTTCGTTCATCTGACGGCGGAATCCGGGCACCTGTAACGACAGCGCCCGGATGGCTTCCGCTGCCGTGTTCACATACAGGCTGAGGCGGCGGCCAAATCGTTGTAAATCCCCGTGAAGGCAGATGCGTGCCAGTGGCGGTGACGCCAGACAGAATGCGTTCGTCGTTGCCATTTTTCGGAATACCTCTCCCGTTTACTCAGTTGTTCAGGCAGATGGTGAAGCAGTTCACCGTTGCCGCAGTAAATGGCGGCATGATTGGCCACCGATGCGCCAAAGCAGCACAGCAGGATATCGCCCGCCTGTGCAGAGGACAGGGGCACCCGGTAAAAGCCGGTGACCGCCATATTGTCCAGGTAAAGGTTCTGACCGTTGCGCCACCAGTCATCCTCGCGATGAAAATCCGGCATTTCAGTCCCCGCCAGATGATAAGCATCCCGGAACAGCGTGTAACAGTCCGTCACCCCGTGCTCAAAGCGCCGTCCGGTCAGGTGTGGCACACAGCGGAATTTGTGAATGTCACCCCGGCAGACCAGCCACCAGGGCAGTGCGCTTTTTATCTGCAGCCGCCGGTCAGCCTCGCTCAGCCAGGGCAGCCCACCGGGATGACTGTGGACCAGTGCCACAATCTCCCCCTGCATCTCTGCCCGCAGCCAGTCTTCCGGTGCGATACGAAAATACGCCTCCGGCTCTGCAGAAATATTCACACAAGGGATATACCACTCCCCCTCCGGCGTGCTTATCACGAAGCCGCACGACTCCGCAGGCGCACACCGCCGGGCATGCGCCAGAATCGCTGATTCAGTCTGTGTCATAAACCGGGATTTACTGCGAAAGTTTATTAATGGAAAGGAAACCGCCAAAATTGCCGACATTCCTGCGCAGTTCACACCCGCGCATGCACTTGCTGCATCTGTCCTTACGGATATCCGTGGTGGGGTTGTCGAACTCATCCGCCACCGCAGGACCGTTATACCCGCATTCATCTCCCCGGTAATCCCACATACAGGTGTTCGCCAGCATGATGCGACCGGGAAACAGCGCCCCATCCGTCTCGGTCGGTGTAGCCAGCACAAACGAGGCCGTCATGGCTGTCAGCTGCGACATCTGCTCCACCACCCAGCGGTCACTCAGCTCCTGCTCCGGGTCCGCCTCCGGATTGCCCGCAACGAAATTCACCGCATCCAGAAAACGCGCATACACCCGGCGGCGGACCACCGTGGCCCCCACCAGGCTCTGCAGGTCCTCCGCCATCCCGGTGACCAGACCAAACAGATTGGACACCGTCAGCGACGGTCTGGCACTGCTGCCCTTCCCGTTCATCTCAAAACCGCTGCCGTCAATCGGGTATGCCTGATATTGCCGCCCCTGCCAGGTGACCGCCTCCCCTTTTTCATTCAGCTCATTGCAGAAAAAATACCGCTCACCACCCTGTACCGTCAGGTCGATTTCCCAGAGTACCACCCGCGGTGACTGCTCTGACTTAACCGACTCGTTCAGACTTTCTTCGCGAATATCCTGCATCAGTTCACCACCTGCTCAATCGTACAACTGAAATCACTGTACCTGGCGTTATCTGTGACGCTCCACTCCCGGCACACCACCCTCACCGTCCGGTTATGTTTCGGCGGTCGCCACAAAAAGGCACGGTAACCACCATGCCAGGATAAAAATTCATCCAGCCAGCGCCGGGTTGGTTCATCCGTCACCCGGAACACCGCCTGAAACGTCTTCAGTCTGGCATTAAGTCCCGTCGGTCGGCGCTGTTCATAACCGTCACCAAACCGCACCCTCACCACCGACGGCTTCTCACTCACCTGCATCCCTTCACGCGGGACCAGATGCAGCGTTTTTATCTCAGCCACTCAGCATTCCTCCGTCACGTCGCATGGACAGCATCACCGCCTGCACCCGCTGGTCAATCAGCTGCACAAGGCTGCCCGCAGCCTCCGGCCCTATCTGGCCATTAGTCCCGTCATTCTGAATGGCGATATGGTAGACCGGGGAATACACCAGACCCGCACTGCCGTTCATACTACCCACCGCGCGCACACCCAGCGAGCCATCCGCCGCCCGCGTCAGAGGCATAATGGCTTCAGGTCCGGCCTCCCCCATCAGCCCGGCCCCTTTTGCAAAGGCAAAGTACGTGGGCGTATCCACAATACTGTTGCTGTACGCACTCAGGTTTGCCGAGGTATACACGCCGCCTTTTGCATTGGCCACCGCTCCGCCCAGCCAGTCACCAATGCTGCCGAGAAATCCTCCCGCACCGGACATACCGTTTGCCGCCGTCTTAATTCCGTTGACAATCGCGGCATTCATAAGAACTTTTGATATTTCCTGCAGCACTGATGAGGCCCAGCTGCGCCATTCCACTTTATTTCCGTTCAGCATCTCCGTGATGTTATTCACCATCCCTGAGATACCCTCCGTCGCAAGCTGTGCTGCCTGTGAGGCGTAATCGGACGCATTATCCACCCAGTTACTGAATCCCTCCTGCAGCCCTTTCTGCCAGTCCGCACGCTGCGCATCCGATTCGGCATAAAAGGCTGCCTGGTCCTTAAGGCGTTCGCTCAGATACTGCGCGTTCTGTGCCCGTGCCTGTCTGTAAAAATCCTCACTGATATCCCCGGTCTGATACTGAGACTGAAGGTCCGCATCCTTCTGGCGGAAGCTGTCGCGGATCTGCTGCAACTCCCGCATGCGTTCCCTGGCTCGTTCCCCCTGCCCGTACCCCAGCAGTTCAGCATCATTCGACGCACGCGCAGCCGCATTCTCATTCTTCAGTGTCTCTTCCCGGGATCGCAACTGTTCCCGGATTTTTTGCTGGTCAATCAGGGCCGCATTACGCAGCAGCTCCTGCTTCTGCATCTCCGTCAGGGTTTTCAGTTCGCCCTGCGCAGTCTGGTATTTCAGCTTCGCCAGCTCTGTATTCTGACCCGCCAGTGCCAGTTGCTCTTTCTGCTGCTTCAGTAGCCGGGAAAAACTGTCTTCCGCTTTTTCCGTCTCTGATTTTCCACCCCGGGATTTGGGTTTGTTCGCCTCGTTATTACGCCAGGCTTCCAGGGCATTACTGATATAACGCTGTCTCGCCTCCTGATACGAATCCCCCACAAAACCAAGGTCATCCGCCGCATACCCCAGCCGGGCACGCTCTTTTTCCTCCCCCTTCAGTCGGGACAGGGCCAGCTCACGTTCTGTTTTTGTCAGGGCGCTCTGCTGTTTATCATCCAGGGTGGCCTGCGGCAGCCGTAACGGTACATTCACCAGTCCCTGACGCTGCTGAAGCAGTTCATTCCCCAGCCCCAGCAGACGGTTGAATTCCGTATGCTGACCGTTCATAACCAGCATGGACTGGTACACCTTATTCTGCTCTGCCGCCTGCTGACGAATTAACGCCACACGACGGTCTTCCAGCCCGGCAAGCACATCCTGAATGGACTGCGCTTTTTCCTGCATCTGTGCCAGACGGGACTGCTCAACGGCAAGCTGCTCTGTTGCCTGAGCAAGCCCTTCCGTTACGGTCTTCACCGAGGTCAGATGGTTTATCATGAATCCGTCACCGGTCGTCCAGCCCGGGTTCGCCAGAACATACTGATATCCTGCGATTTTTTCCTGCAGGGATTTCACCCGACTGGCCTGTTCATCAATCAGCCGGTTCTGCTCTGTCAGCGCCGCCCGTGTTCGTCCTTCATTATCTGAGGCTTCAGGCAGAGACATTGACGGCGTTTTATGCGCGATTTCATCTATCGTCAGTGCATACTGGCGCGCAGACTCCCTGGCCTGCTCCTGATTCTGGTACAGCGTGTACCATGCTGCAGCCCCCAGCATCACCAGTCCGGGTACGCCACCAACCAGCCCCAGCGCACCGCTCATCAGACGTGAGCCCACCGCCGTTGTACTGTTCAGCGCATTCTGGGCGGCGCTTCTGGCAGCAATATTTCTGTTCAGGCGTTCCTGTGTGGCCGCCAGACGGGCCTCTGCTGCAATCTGCATCTCCGTCCCGCGGGCTGCCGCCACGGCCTGCTGAGCACGGTACACGGCTGCTCTTGCCCGCGCCGTGGCAATCTGCGTTCCCCTGAACTGTGCTTCCGCCAGTGCAACTTCATTACGTGCAGCCGTCACAAGTCCTGCCGTGGCAGACATCGCTCCGGAGGCCATATTGCCAAAGTACCGGGCACCCCCGACGGCAACCAGTGCCCCCACGGCTGTTGCCACATTATCAATCTGTCCGGCAACACCGTTCAGCACGCCGGAGAGCGTTTTCGTCACCCCGCTGGCCTCATTCGCACCGCCCACCCAGGCCATAAAGGCGTTTTCCACCTTCGTGATACTACTGGAAACCGTTTCCGGCATGGCGGCATATTCATCACGCAATACCCCCAGCTGGCTGATTAACGCAGGAACGACTTTATCCGCCGTCAGTTTGCCGTCGTCCGCCATCGCCTTAAGGTCTTTACGGGCCACGCCCATACCCGCAGCCAGTGCACGTACGATCCGGTCTCCGCTTTCATTGACCGAATTAAATTCCTCACCGCGTAACACACCCTGTGCCAGCGCCTGGCTGAACTGGGTGATCACCGAGCCCGCCTCTGCCGTACTGGCACCGGAGATTTTCAGCCCCGTGGAAATGGCCTCCGTCACCTTCAGCACATCATCAGCACTGTAACCATATTCACGCATTGAGGCGGCTGAGCGGGCAGACAGGGCCGCATTATCCGAAAATGCGGTGCCTGTCCGCTGGCTGATATCCATCAGCACTTTCTGTGATGACGAAAATTCATCAGATGACTGCGACGCCTGTTTCAGACGGGCATTCACGGAACTCCACTCATCCGCCAGTGAAATCAGGTGTCCGGTGGCAAAGGCACCGGCAAATGCGCCAGCCATTCCGACAGCAGAACCGCGAATTTCCGTCAACTGGCTGTTCAGTTCTGCCAGGGCACGTCGCTGCTCCCGGGCTGCCGCAGCGGCCTGACGCCCGCCATTCTGCAGGGTCCGGTAATATTCACTGCCCATACGGGAAGCCCGCTGGATCTCCGACTGGAATGACTGCGAATTTGCCGAAATTTTGATAATCAGTTCACGTAACGTCGCCATTCACCTTTCTCCGGGCGTAAAAAAACCGCCTCAGCGGTTCTCATCATTCATGACTGTGCTGCAAGGCTCAGCGCGTCTTCCAGCGCCGCAAACGGATCCACCTCCGGCTTATCCTCATCCTCGCCCCAGCAGAGCATGGCGTCCTTCAGTGCAACATTCATCCCCTGTGCCCCGAAAACCGCTTTCACGATCTGTGCATTACGGATATCCCCGCGCTCATCACCCAGCGGGGACACCCTGTCAAACTCCATCCACATCATCGCCTCGCTCGCACTCAGGCTGTGCCGCAGTTCGGATAAGGTGCGCCCCAGACGGAGCGCAAGTCGCATCAGAAAGCGAATTTCCGGGCGGGCTACTTTTTTCTGGCCGACTCTGCATCAGCGATCAGTTCCAGTGCCTGACGCAGCAACCGGGCATGTACCGGACCATAGACGGCCAGCACCTGCTCACGGTCGTCCGGAGTGAACACCCGCTGCAGGTCCGTATCACACAGGACATCGCAGAACAGCGTCACATCCGCTTCCAGGTTACGGCGGGTTTTCGCCACCACCGACAGGGTATCGTCATCCTCTCCATCACCATTGAGCACTTCCTGCCACAGATACCAGGCCTCTGCCGAAGGCTC